CGTCCATTGCATGTGTTGGATTTCGGGTTTCGATTGTCTCTCCGTTTATCGCCCCCCCTAAAGATTTATATAATCTTGCATTTATTCTTACCCATGCCTTGATTACCCCCTGCACGGTTCCGAATTCTGTGGGGATTTCCGGCCTGACGGTATCAACTTCTGTTGTATAGGGCAGACCAACTTCTGCCTCTGTTGCAGAAATATCCAATGTTATTGATGCCGCCGCTACAATTTTATCAGGGTGAGATGCTCCGTTTGCTAAAACTGCAACGGTTTCGCCTTCTAAATGGCTCAAACCCGTTATTGTTGTTGTCGCAACACCGTTATAAATTTTAGCAGAATCTGTATTAAGTTGATTCCATTGGTTAAATTTTGTCGCCCCAGCCCATGCATCTTCATCAAAGTATTCAATATTTCTTACCGTTGCTCCGTTTATTGTTCGCTTTATCACTGACCACACCTGGTCTTTCCCCGATACCGGTATTACGGCAACGCTTTCAAATAACCCTGATGCCCCTGTAATATGCCTGTGCCAACCCACTATCTGCTGCTCTCTAAGATATGTCATTCCAATCAATTGTCCGTCATTTCTAGGCATCCATACTATACTATTGGGCTCCTGTTGATAAGCAATGTCTTCGATTCCGCCTGCTGTTATATGTTCTGCAAGTAATGTCAAATCGGGTGCGCTAAAAGAATCGGTTTCAAATACAAACACAAATTCCCTTAGTTTCCTCTTTGCCTTTTGGATAAATAAGGTCACGTTTCCCACTCTCACGGGTTGCAGCGCAGAGCTGCCATGAGTGGTTTCATCATCAATCTTTATATTTGTAGGAGATAATGCGGCGTCATTGGTAGATCCTATGGTAAATTCACCGCCATAAGTACCCACACCTAATTTCCGCTTGGACGATAGCCATCTTATCGGATTCTGCCCTGGAATAGTAAAGTCTAATCCATCGCTATCATTTGTTCCAATTGCAAAATTTTCAGGTTCGTCTATAACACTTCCCCATATTGTCTGTGGTTGTGAGTCCGTGCCGCCATAAAACAATCTTTGTTCGTAAAATGCCAAAGCAACCGGGTATCCTCTTGCTGCCGTCCATGACGCTACTTCTAACGTCCACAATCCACCAACAGCGGCAGTGGTAGAATCCAATACATGCAGAACTTCTGCTTTTGCTACCGTTGTAGACGTGACAGCCGTAATTTTGAGCAGCCCATTGTTTACCTTTATAAATTTACCGACATCGCCTCCATTAGGCGCAGACGTTAATCGCCAGCCGGCAACGCCGAGTGTTAGGTCTATAATTGCCCCTATGGGGCCTACGGCAGCAGGCGTCAGTGTAGCATTGGGCGAACCCGTAATAATCCAGCCTCCGTCTGCAATTGCCGTGCCAGAGAAATTATTGGTTATGTCTATCGTTACCGTATCTGGCGTAGGCAGAGTATTATGAGTCATGATGACACCAACACCCGTGCCTGATACTATTGTGCGGCCAATATCGGCGGGCATGAACAAATCTTCTGCCGCAGTTCCCGCCGGAGTTACGCTAACGCCATTACCGGAGACCGCTCCAAGTGTTAAATCCTGATTTGTGCCATCGCCCAGGTCTGTATCCGCAACAAAACTTGGAACAGGGTCAAATGTAATAGTAGTAAGTGTCCATGACGTATGAGATGCCCGTGTTAACTTACGTGGAGCATAGAGGCGGTGTGAAATATATAAGACATCGGCAGATTGGGCAAAATGGAGGTTAAATAAATCTGCCGCTAAATAAGGAGTAACAACCTCCACAGGGCTTCCACCTGATGTAATCTGCGCCTGATTCCTGTAAAATCTTATATATAAATCGCCAAATTCCAAGACATACGCATCGGTAATGCTAAATTCAAACTTCCTGACTACAGACTTTTTAGTACTGTCCTTGGTCTGGCTCACGTATCTTGTGCCTGCTCTGCGTGTAAAACCGCCCTGCGGGAAGACAATAGCGTTCTCCATTTTCTCAACTCCGTTTATGTACTTATTAAAATCAACACGGGAGTTGAGCTTCGGACTGATTTCCCCGGTAGTAAAAGCAGTGAATATATTTTGGATTCTGGCCATTATCTTGGTGTTCCCGCCCCTGATACAGGAGTGCTTGGAGGTGAAGATATTCCCCGCCTTACACTTAAAAGCACATTTGACCGCATCTGATTAAACGTGCCTTCCTGACTATCATGGGTACGCGCTGTTTGTGCTTTTTCTCTTGCCACTTCAAGAAGTTTAATCGCAAGAACGTTATCTCTCTTTATAGGCATTGCAATATTAGCCGCAAGAGCAAAAATAAGCGCATCTGTAAATAAATCATCGAAATCCACTACATTTGTCACCCTTGCTATATATTTCAAATTTACACTGGCGTCATCAGTAAAGAGATTGCGTCCCTCTATTTTCCATTCAGAGTTAGAATCATACATTGAAAGCGCACGCAGGCAATAAGGGAGAGTTGGAAGGCTGAAAGAATATGTAAATTCAAAAGGGGGTGAGACCGTATTTCTTGATAAGGACTGGCGTGCCAGAGCGAAATTCCACGTATACTGTCTTAGCATAGCGTCTCTGGTATGCCCATACCATCTGCGGACAATATCACCATGAGTTGTGGTATCTGCGGTAATATCTGTTATTACCGCGGCTCCAACTTCTATAAGAGCAGCATTTACAATTTCTGTTTCGCTATTCATAAGCCCTACTAACCCGCCTGAACGTGGTCGGGCAGGCCCGCCTGAACTATTCGGGCAGGTAATAAATACACTACGAATTACGAAAATTCGTAATTCGTAGTGCTTGGGTTAACCGTTCATGGTATAGAACACGTGCATCTTAATTGTCTGTCCTGCTGTAGGAGTTGTTGATGCATCAAGGGTTATATCTATCGTATTGGCTGCCGCATATTCATATTCGGCTCCGTAAACACCCGCCCCTTTTGCTTCTTCAAATGTTGTTATTGATGACGTGCTTGCCGTTCCCATTGCAAGTGCAGAACAATATCTGTCGTCATCTCCGTCATCTCCGACATCTGCGGTTATCGTACCGCCCATGTCTTCCCATTCAAGATAACTAAGCGCCTGGTTTATAATAGCTCCCATAGGCAATGATATCATCTGAATGACATCCGCAGCGGCTTCTGCGCCGGAAAAAACGTAAGTACCGAGTTTGTATCTCAGTGCGCTGCCATTTCGATTAAATTCTCCTCTGACAGGAGGTTTTGCCCTATCGTTTGTAATCTGTGTCGAATATAAAGTTGCCATTACCAATTCTCCTTTTAAAATTGTTTAATTTCTATTTAAATAAGATTAAACTATGTCGGTTTACATGCTACTTCTACTACACCGGCATCTTCAATCCTAACCGCTCCCATGTCGAGATAACTCCATACCTGCGTTGAGTAATTCTTTGTGCTTTCCTCTGTAATCCTGGTCTCTCTCAATCTGCCAATACCAAGCCCCATTGCATTGCTTTGGAAAGCCAAAACCTGTGTATTGCTGTTAGAATCAGCAGTAAGTCGTTCTGAACGTATCCAGGTAAACCCCATGAAGTAAGGCATACTGCCTTCGACAAGAGATTTTCGGGTGTTGTAATCAATAGACGTGAATTTCTCCAACGCAAGAATCTTAGACAACTGGAATGAATCGTGAACCAGAAATCTATTCTCCTCGTCTACTTCGGCGGCATTCATTAACCTTTGCGCCTCGATTACTTTCTCCAGATTTAGATACGCATCCGAACCGCCTCCACCAAGAGCTATAGCAATTTTTTGCGCAGAGGGCAATGCCTGTGAACCCGAACCGGTTTCACCTGTTGCAGCCGTGCCTAAAGCGGCGGCAATAATAATATCATCTTGTGTTCTGGCGATTGAATTTGCTTGCGCAACTGCATAAGGATTGGTGGGATCAATAAGCGTGCGAATCATATCGGCTTCATCAATTAAATCCGATATTGTATATGGTGCAAGCGTAGCCATACGTCTTGAATGAGGTGTGTCCTGGTGTAAGGTATCGGCATGGCGTGAAGTAAGCTGCGTCATGGTTTGAACGCCTAACCTGTCGAAAAAGACGCTTTTTCCTGTAACGTTTTCTTTTAAAAAAACCGCATTAATCAGGCGGGATGCCTTTTGCTGCGATAGATGAATCAGGTTTGTTCTATATTGCTGAACAAACGCTTCAGTAATTTCTGTAGACATGGTAATACCCTCCAAAATTAAATTCTAAAATAAATTCGTTTCCGAAAGGTATCCGCCTTGGGCAGCTTTCTTGCGATTAAGTCGTCACTCTAACAATCTTCATTGTTAACGCACCGTGTCTCTTCCACTACTAATTTAGTAGTGTTAAGGTGTCACGGACTAATATACAACGGCTTCCTGCTGAGGGTATGCCTCTGCATTAAGCTGTTTCATCTGTTCTACTGCTGCGTTATGCGTGATGTCTTTTTTATTAAAATAGGCTGTTTTGAAGCCGGTATCACGCATTAATTTGTTTATCTCTGCCTGTGCTTCAGCAGGTGTTCTGGACTGGCTTGAGACTGATGACTTGCCTTTAACTGTCCCCTCTACTAAATCCTTTCCCATCTTGTATATGAGGTTTATAAGGGCGGGATTGTTTTTGATTACTGCTTCTGATTCATCATCTCCATATTGGTTAAGCACTTCTTCTGCAATTTTAACCCTTTCATCAAAAGCGTTACCCCACTCCTTTTTTAATGCAGAAGCGGCATCGGCCTGAGATTTTTTCTGTTGGCCTTTTTGTTCTGATAGTTTTTCCTGATTCCACTCCAGAAGTGCGGTTGCCTGATTGGAATTAAGCCCTATCTTATGAGCGGCGGCAAGAAAAGATTCCACTATTGCCTCATCGTATTTTTCGCCTTCTGGCAGGTCGGGCTTTTTTATTTTGTATTCTGCCACAGTTTTAGGCCGACCTAATTTATTATATAAATCTTCCATACCCGTGGTATCGCCATCATCAGGTATTCTTATACTTTTACTAATAAAATTATTGGCGTCTACCAATCGCTTGGCCATAGCAGATATATCCTTCGTTTCCTGAATGATTTTATTGTTTCTTATATCTTCAGGAATAGTATTTCTCCAGTTATCTACAGATATGCCCTTGCTGTCTTCGTCTTTATTTTCGCCTACGTCCATTAGAGAGTACCCCCCCCCCTTCGTGTTTATAAAAGTAAAGTTTCGTAAATTATATTTGCATATACTTCTTTTTTCCTGTCAGATGCGGCGGTTAATCGGCTCAGGATAAATTCCATCATTTGCCTGCGACCATGACTAACCCGAATATCTTCGGTTTTGTCTTCATATCCGGCATAATCCATTATTTCTTTCAAAACCTTGTATCCGGCAGGTTTTCCAAAAGTCTGTAACCAATAACTAATATCTTTTTTATCCATAGCACTACGAATTACGAATACTCGAATTACGAATGAGTACCCTGCCCGAACAGTACAGGCGGGTTGGTATTATCAACAATACCATAATAAATAACCATAAAAACATTACGGGGAAAACCCAAAAAAAATACGCAACAACGCCAATTACCCGAATCGCTTTCGATTTACTGTTTTCCGTCAAAACAATAGGGAGCATCGGCAAGATGTCAAGTTTTTCATACATAATAATTTCCTTTAGTTTCTTTAACTTATTTTCGCTATTTTTGCAAACGCATCGGCGGCAACGCCGGCTTCTTCTGTCGTCTGTTGTTCCTGTCGTTGCGTTTCCCTGCTTGCTCTAATATTAACTATATCGTCTTTGGTTCTTACATATCTTTCATTTACGTTAAGCATTCTTGACGAATCTCTTACTATCTCATCAAAGTCAGGCACGTCCATAACATCTGGCTTTATACTTGCTATCTGTACAATCTGCTCCAGCCATTGCTTCACGGCATTTAACTCACTTAATCTTTGTGACCTTGCAAGCGGGCCTACATATTCAATATTAAGTTTATTCCTATCAAGACTTTCAGGGATAGGCAGAAATTCACCCGCTCTAAGCATTATCCCGAATATTCTTTCTACCATAGGCGCCATTTGCGCCTCAAGTCTGCCAAAGACGGGGCCTAGCAACCTCTGCATAAGCTCAAATATAATACTTGACTCGGTTGCCGTCATCTGTGCTTGTTTCTGCATTTGTATCTGGTCGGTGAAATAACAT